ACTACTTGTTGTTAATATCATTGCCTCTATAAATACAATGTCTCCCAGTCTATAATAATTTCCCGTAGCCGCTGCAATTGACGTTTTAATCTCATTACTTGCTGTATTAAACAGTCTAGGAGTCCATGTTCCTTTTTCGTATTTTGCTGTGTATTTTGTATAATTACTTGAATCCAGCAGCGTCTTCCATGTGTCCCAAGTTCCACTTGACATGGCTCTATGCTGCAATATTCCATTATTAAGCATGGCCAGTTGTGAATCCCAACCACTCGTATTATCCCAATTCATTTGCAGTATCTTTGCATCACCCCCGGGCTTTCCCGTTGTCATCTTAGAACTGGCAACAAATGCTTCTACTGCTCCCATCCTATCGGATGTACTCGATTTATCTGCAGATGCCGGACGCGTTGCAATATAATTAAGCAATGTGCTTATTCCTGCCGGCCCCATTGGTCCTTGCGCCCCAGTATCTCCTTTTGGTCCCTGAACACCTTGAATCCCTTGTGGTCCAGTTTCTCCCTGTGGTCCTTGTGGCCCTTCCGGTCCCGTTGCTCCGGTGTCTCCTTTGGGTCCTTGTGGTCCCGTTGCTCCGGTATCTCCTTTAAGGCCTTGTGGTCCCTGTGCTCCGGTGTCCCCCTTCGCACCAGTATCACCCTTTTCCCCTTGTTCTCCCTGCGGTCCCGTTGCTCCAGTATCTCCTTTAGGTCCTTGCGCCCCGGTATCTCCTTTCTCTCCTTTAAGACCTTGCGGCCCCTTAAAATTTCCAATCAAAAATTTTGCCATTGTATCACTTCCTATCTATTCATCCGGTAATATTAAATAAATGTCTCCAGTAGAATCTATTTCAAATTGAGGCGGTGTCTCATCATCTGTAGTAACCGCATATAGGTTTCCGTCAGCGTCTCCCATCAGATAAAAGAATCCATTAATTGGATTGATTACACCACTGTCACCTCTCTCGCCTTTATCTCCTTTATCTCCTTTTGGACCTTGAATTCCTTGTGGACCCTCTGGTCCGATTTCACCAGTTGCACCTCTCGGTCCTTGTAAACCTTGTGGTCCGGTTTCTCCGGGTACCCCCTGCAATCCTTGTACCCCGGTTTCTCCAGTATCTCCTTTGTCTCCTTTTACTCCCTGTTCCCCTTTTGGACCAGGCAGCCCTTGTGTCCCCTGTGGTCCACGCACTCCCTGAATTCCCTTTTCACCTTGCACACCTTGAATTCCTTGTGGACCTTCTGGTCCAATTTTTCCTTCCGGTCCAGTCAGCCCCTGCACACCCTGCGGTCCGCAATCACCTTTCTCTCCCTTTTCTCCTTGCACACCGTCTTTTCCTGCATCGCCTTTCTCTCCCTTTTCTCCATCTGCGCCTTTGTCACCTTTGTCACCCTTCTCTCCCTTATCACCCTTCTCTCCTTTTTCTCCCCGTAATCCGCCGCTCTCTAACTGTTGCTTTAACTTGTCTGCAATCTCTTTTGCTTCCTTTGCCATCTTTACAGTTTCCTGCACTTGACTAAATTTCTTTTCTGTCTCAGAAGTCATATTATCCAGTTCAAGATTATTTAAGATATAACTTAAATTATCTATCAGACGTATTATCCATGAATTCAACTTCTGAATATTTTTTCCATCCATACCATCTAATTGGATAGGGTCAAATTGCAACGTGGCCATTAATATCCCCCCTGTTCCAAAACTTTGGAAATGCTGTAAACCCTTGCATCCCCTTTCCCTCTTAACCGGATTCTCATATGATCACATCGAATCGGAAATATGGGTATTTCAAAACTCCGCATTGTTACAAAAGATGGAGTATCTCTCCTACTTTGTTCATATTTAGACTCCATATGTGCAGCCTCCTCCCATACTCCACAGGAATCATACATTACATCTACATCTAATTCTGAATCTAACGGCAAAGACAACCTCAAACATATTTTTGATATATACTTGTTATTGGGATAGCTTATCCCTATCAAGCCGGTTTCCGCACTCCACTCAAGTATTGTTTCCAGTCCTTCCTCTGTCGTGTAATCCCTTGATGTAATCTCCATTACTTTTCTATCATAAAGCAAAGCCCCATCCAGGTTTACGAATTTATCCATACTGCATAAAGATGTCTCATCCTCTTTGTGCCACATTCCTTTGCTCGAATCATACACAAGTGTCTCGTAACGAGTCGTGCGTATATTTTTCCCGTGCATATAGTATTTTGCCCCCAGTGCACCTGCCCTTACCTTTTCGTAGCGTTCTCCACCTAATGCTGCACTAATTGATACCGGAGTACTTCCGTCATACGCACACACATCCTCGCGTGATTTGTAATACAATATTTCATTCACAAGCACCAGACTTTCCGAACATCCCTTTTGCACACCACGGCATCGCTGCGTATTAATCTGATAATTTGCCGGATAAGAACCGTATACCTTATGAATACAATCCTCTTTGAAAAACAAAACTTGTCCGCCGTATGCTGTACATCCGGTAAATTCTCCATCACTGCCGACCGTTGCCGCATATGAATCTGCCGCAGTACCCAGATAAGAATACCAATTTGTCATATCTCCCTGCTTACAGCAGTAAATTTCATGTTTCTCCGAAGAACACCCCCATATACGGTTGTCACTTTCACACACATAATCCATATCCGGAACACTACGTTTCAATGTAATTACTCCAGTTTGTGTTGTATTATTGGTAAGCAGAGCCGTTACAATGATGAAATCATCCTTTTTATCCCAGATTGCCATATCCTGATTAAACGTATCAGCAATGCTTCCCGTCACACCATCAATCTTCACTACGTCATATTTTTCAAACGGCTTTCCTATGCCGGTGTTTGATATTTTAGTATAGCTTGTAGCCACTGCCGTCCACTGGTTTTCAGATTCACTCCACAACTTCAATGCATTTGGTGTTGTCCCCGTATCCATCCAGTAAATGGCACCATTAGAGCATGTAGTTATCTTTGTCCAGGTAGTCGTATACTTTTTAATCACATGCGGTGTCGATGATGTATCCAGCCACAAATCATCTGCCTTCGGTGATTGAGGTGACGCTGCTCCGATAGACGGTGCCTTTGTAATAGGGGTAATATCTGCCCCATCCAGCGTACACGTGGAAAATGTTACCGTTCCTGCCGTTGCCTTTGATGCCTCCATATCTTTCAGCGTCTTGTCATTTGTATTAAATATCTTTTTGTCCGGCCAAATAGCCACATACGCCCCCATACCACACATTACTTTAGTGCTTTTCGCAAGCTGACCAATAATCTGCCAATCGTTCATTTCTTTGTCTGTATATACTAAGTTGCCATCCTCCACAAGCAAAATTCCGTTTTTCGCATACATTCCATAGATTTCTCCGGTACGAAACAGCATTCTTCTCTTTCTTCTGGGTGCCAGTGCCGGGTAATAATCGGATGTCATGTTCTTCTCCATATAAAATTCATTTTCCCCACAATTCATGGTATGGTTGTACCCGCCAAAAGCAGATATCATATCCCTTGTTGTTTCCATTTCTGTAGCTGGTGTTATTGTCAAGGTTACACCCCCGTTCTTTTTGGCTGCATTGGCATATGATTTCGAATATACCAGTTCTTAAAATCCTGATACCCATTACTGAATACCGCAATCTGGTTATTGTACATTCCCATATCACGATTATAAAAATCGATTTGAGCCATCAAATAATCAACATACACTTTCGCATAGGTATCCGGTATTAATAGGTCTTCATTCATATGTTCTTCATCATATCCATCAAATACAACGTCCACATTTTCTTCATACCTGCTAATTACCTCATCATAAACTTGTCCATCAAGTATCGATAACCATTCAATTTTTTCCATGTCCGAAAATCGGTTTGGTCTTAATCGGTCTGCTTTTTCAATTGCTTCCTGCACTCTCAACTTTCTCACCTCAACCTAAAAAAAGCGGGGAAGGTCACTGCTTCCCCGCAACTTTCCTCTTATCAGGGGAACTAATTGCTTTCATTTTTTGCTACTAACTCAGAAATCTTTGTTTCTGTTTCCTCGTCTGCTTTTTCAGAATTACGCAATACCTCAGCCACATAATATGGCACCTCAACTTCCACTCCGCGCTGAATGCGGAATGTAGTTCCGTTTACAACTACGGTAACGTCTTCCGAATATTTATCCTTGTCTTTAAACAATTTAATCTTAACCAAACGCGTAATATCGTCCTTTTTTGCTGTTGCCATGATTCTTCCTCCTTTTTCAAATGGGTTCCCCTCAAAAAGAGAACCCATCCTCTTAGTTTGCTGTTACTGTGCCGGCTTTAAAACCACACGACTCAATACGAATCATGTACTGTTCCACCAGACGCTCTGCCGTCTTAATAGCTTTCCAGCCAACCGTTGAACGCTGATTCAACGGGTCTTCTCCCGAACCCAGCTGTTTGACAATATGCTGTAATCCGCCACCTTCTACTTCGGTTACACCGTAGGCGTGTGCTGCAATTACCATTGTGCAGTAAACCGCCAAACCTTCCGGACAGGTTTCGTCTTTCAGAATTTTGGCTTCTGAATTTTCTACGAAGCGGATATTGCCAATGCGTCCGATTTCGCCCTTCCACATCTTATCCGGTGTCGTGTACTTATTCCATTCCTCAAATCCCTTTGATGTTTTCACATCATAAGCAGCGTTCGGATGAATAACACATACAAAGGCATCCTCTATTGTTTCCGCGTTTACACTTCCAAGATAGGCTGCTGCCTGCAAAAAGATATCTACATTCAATTTGCAGGTTCCATCCAATGTCTTTCTTGTAAGGACCTCTGTGCCGTCCGATTTAGGTGCATACATTACATTGGTGCCACCGCTAATTACATCACGCGTAATGGTATCTAATGTACGTCCAGCCTGCGAACCACTTAACTTTGTAGCCTGCACCACATTGTTATCAATTGCTGTGAGTTCCAGCACATCCGTAAGAGTGATATAATCACCGTACTGCTGTACCTCGGATTTAACCGTGGTCACCTTCATCTTACTACCATCCGGTGTCACGCCTTCCTGCAAAGGTTTCGTGTTCTTCGGTAACGAATCATACTTTCTAAATTCGATTACCTTACCACCGTTTTTCGGAATTGGATATTTATCACCAAACTGGTCAAACACCAATTTTGGCTCTGCCATCGTAATCAGAGATTTTTCATAAAACTCTTTCATCTCGGCAGTCATTCCCGAGTCGCCTGTTGTATTTGGATTTAAATTCCCTGCAAACATCTGTAAAGACATTCGTTTTGCCAATTTTCTTGCTTTGTTCATTTTACTTACCTCCATTCTGCACATCGGTCAGAATGTAATTTTCTCACCGCGTGCGGCTCTTTTTGATAACTCATCGATATCTTTTGCTGTCAACTTGCTTATGTCAATTTTCTGCTCTACGGGCTTTGAAGAAGTATTTGTTCCATTCTCAGCCGGACGCAAGCCTTTCGCGCGAATACCATCCGTCACGCGCTCCGCTGTTTTAGCTGATGCCATCTGCATAGCTCCTCGCATGATTTCATCGTGATGCGCAACTTCGTACGCCGTTCTTACATCAATGCCATTCTGCAGCAACTGTAGGAAGTCTTTATTCTCAACCTCCTCATCAAAGCTAAAATTCGGATAAATTTCCTTTAATGCGTCTGCCTCTGACATCCACTTGCTATACGTTTCATCTGCCTGACGAATTCTCTGCGTTTCCTCAGCCGCTCGTCTGAATTCTTCATTCTGCTTTTCCAAACGATAGAATTCACGATACTGTTCCGTGGACATTCCCTTTGCCATGGCACGCTCTTCGAACATGGAATCATCCTCTTCCAATGCCCTTAACATGTCATCCGCATCTGCGGTCTTGTCCAATCCATAGCGCTGTGCCACAAAATCAAGGACTTTCTGCGATGATGATAACCGCTCTTCCATTTCCTTGGTCTGCTTAAATCTGTCGTTAATCACCTTCTGAACACTCTGGTTATATTCATCTTTGAACTCCCCTTTAATCATGTTCTTCCACTTGGTTCCTCTGTCCTCTGTACTTTCCTCACCGGTGTCTGTCTGTACCTGGACAGTCTGCTGGTCGTTCTGACCCTCTAAGCCAGTCTCAACTTCTGCGCCTCCTGCTTCTCCTGCGCCCTCTGCAAACAACTGCAAATAAATTTTGTTTTTCATAGGTTTCATTCCTCCATCGTCTTTCCGAAGTGTCGCTATCATCGTCTTTCCGAAGTGTCGTTTCCATCGTCTTTCCGAAGTGCCAGTGTTTTTCACATCACTACCATATCACGGTTTAAATTTCGTTTACCCCCAAACTCCCATGGTTTTTGAAATTAAAATTTTTATGTACTCCGGATACTGTTCCTCCAGAGCAAGCAAAGCATCTACAACCATACCAAACACAATGTTCGCTCGTAACTTACTTCTGTACGCCGTATGAATCATAGCAAGTCCGCTCTTGACTTCCACCTGCTGCCCCGGATACATTTCTTCATGGTTTTCAATTTCGTTTGCCAGCATACCAACAATTACGGATACTGCAGCACATACAATATCCTTTCCATGTTCCGCGTATCCTGCATGTCCCACTACATTCAATTCAAATTTTTCTTTTGACCACTCAATTTGTATATTTAACATACTAATACTCCTATACACTCGCCATACTGCTTGCCTGCTCTTTTGCTCCATCCAAACGCTCACTCTTTGTCATGGCTCCACCTAAGGAATCATTTTTCATTGTCTGTTTAGAATCCTGCCCCGGAGGATTTGGGTCACCACCATT